ATTTTGATCGCACCACTTTTTAAATTCTTCTACTTCTGCATAAGCTTCTTCTACATCTTTAACTTGACCAAAGGTTTTAGGAATCAATCCTGAAACTACAGTCATTTCTGATTCTGGCTTTTCATCAATAACTTTGCCGCATTCTTTAATGAGAAGTTTACTGCTTAGAGTATTAAGAGTTAATATTTTGGCGGTTTTGTTTTCGAACTTCTTTTCGAGGTACTCAAGAACTTTATGCCGCTGATAATAACATATATCAAGATCAATGTCTGGAGCCAAAGACCCGTCTAAATAAGTAATTCCGTTAATAACTTGTTTTTTGGCGCGAGATCTAGAAATGAAACGTTCGAAAAACAGACCATATCTGATTGGATCTATTTGAGTCACGCCGCATGAATATAAAATTAAACTGCCAGCAGCAGATCCTCTTCCAGGGCCAGTAGGAATTTTATTAGTATGACAAAAATTTATAACATCCCATACTAAAATAAGATAATCGGTAAAACCTAACTCTTCGACAATAGAAAATTCATAATCTAATCTATCAAGATAGACTTGTTCGTATTTGTTTTTTTCCTTTAATCCGTGTTCGCAAAGTTTTTTAAGAAAAGCTAAATTATCGCAATTTTCTTCTACTCCAATCCTAATCTTAATATTCTTATCTATTTCAAAAGAAGGAAGCCTAATACCGTAGACATTAACGTTTAAATCTGAAAATGAATTATAAAAATTATTAATTTCGCTCATGTATAAGGTTGATTATTTCTTCAAATTTACTTTTTTTTCTGCTCAAAAAGACGGAGCTATCTTTGTATAAGAATTCATATATTTTTTTTATTCTGCTATCGCTAGTCCCTCCGACTTGAAAATAGCAAATCTTTTCGTTATCTTTTTCTTTATAAAGTTTTAGATCTAAAAATTTATCGTCTATACGATGCGCTAATTTTTGCTGTAAGTCAAGATTGAATTCAAGAGACGATGTAAAGGTCACGATCCATTGAATATAACCATATTTTTTATTAATTGTAAAATTAACAGATCCGTCTCCATCAAAAAATCCTCTTACGAAATGATTTAATAAATAAGACGGGACTTGATTTTCAGAAGGAAATTTTAAAGTTAAGCTTTTTCTATGCCCACATCCAAGCTTTATTAGATCTTCGTAGATTTTTTTATTAGTTATAGAAAATCTTGGATAGAATCCTCTATCAAGAATCATTTTATGATTTGAATTTAAGCTTAATTTGAATTTATTTAAAATCTCCTCATCTTTAGGGTGAAGGGTTAATTTAAAACAATTATGAGTTATTGACCCGTCAGCATATAAAAATCCTAAAAAATAAGCTTTTTCTTCAGAATTTATATCAGAAAAAAAATTTTCATTTATTGATTTCTTAATATGCGATTTAGATAAGTCTCTTACTACTCCAGCTTTTTTTAAAGATTTATAAACTGAATAAGCCGACACGTTTCTTTTTTTAGCTATTTTTTGTATAGAAAGACCTTGTAGGTAGTCACCTTTAATTAAAATATCCATATCAATAATATACACATTTTTTATTGTTTTTGATGTTGTTATTTTAAATATCAATCATATACTTCAGTTTATTCCATACCTTTAAGTTAAGCTTCAAGTCAACAATAGCGTCATGCAATCTATCATATTCATGCTCAATAGAGAACTCTTTGCCTAATGCGGTCAGATTGGTCTTTACTCCTTTTCTAGGCGAATTGGCTAGTCTATATTGATACTCGGTTAAATTATCGTCTTTTTTAGGAAGTTCGCCATATTTAACGCCTCTCGCCACGCAGTTCGTGTCGATAATTTTATCTGTATAATGTTTCCAAGGCTTGCCAAATTTCTCACAAATTCCTTTAATTAGATAAATATCAAAGTTTAAAATGTTGTGTCCAATTATTTTATGCGAAGAATCTAGCCATTCAACCATAGTTTCGACGGCGAGTTTGGGATCAATGCCCAATCTTTCTAATTTCGCAGGATCAAATCTAGTAATTTCCGCCGCCCCTTTACTAATTTTAAGATGAGTATTCCATTTGACATACATATCCTTATAATCAATAATTTCATTTCCAACAACTTTGAGCATCGAGATTTGCCAAGGAAGATTATTACAAGTATTAAGGCAAAGATTAAAAGTCTCTAAATCGATAAAGACAATTTCATCTTTATTATTAAATCGTAGTAGATGGCCGTCCATATTATTTAGAATTTAAATAGTTTTCAAAACAAAAAGTATCACTACTCATGTGTTCAAGATTTGGTTTATTCAAATTCGTTCGCTTGTTAATACAACGAAAAGTCAAATAAGCTAAAAAATCTTCTCTTTCATAATAAAATACGCTTTGAGTTTTCTGAATTTCAAATTTATCTTTAGCGTATGAATTAACTTTATCTAAAATGATGTTATCGAAAGGTAAAGAATTCTCCTCGACAAAGAAGATTGGCTTAAAAAATGAAAAGTCAGGCACACAAAGATGACCGTATAGAGAGTTGCTAAATAGAAAGCTATCATAAAAAGGAATAGCTATCATTAAATTATCGTCATAATATTCTCTTAAAGTCGAGTAATCTAATCTAGGTTCATAATAGAATCCAGTTGAAGAAGCTATAGTAGATATTTTAATAAGATTTTTATATCCAGTATTGTTCTTCGGAAATATAATTATCTTTGATTCTTTTTTTAGAGACGCTTGGCTTTTATCGGAGATATCTTCTGTTATCGTAACACGAAGGCCGAATATAAGCTTAATTCCCATTTCTTTAGCGTATGAATACGCCTGAATAAAGCCCGAGATAGAATCTTCTACAAGAGTTATTTCTTTTAAATCGTGCTTTTTAGCAATTGAAAATATCGAAATTGGACTTGAATCAGTAATTTCTGCTGATTTTTCTAAAGTTAATATAGATTTTCCAATAGAGTAATGACTCTTAAACAAGGGAATGATACTCACTTTATGAGCTTACAATAACTGAGGGGTGAAGTCAAGTCAAAAATCGAAAGCGTCTTGGCTTTTTTTCGGCTTGTTGTGGGCGGGGCATCCATCGTACTGCTTTATTTTTTTAGAGTATCCATCTGGTAATTTAGCTGGAACGCTATCTATAAAATATGTTTTTTTCAAAACCTCGTTTTCATCATACACCTCATAGTATTTATAAGGATGATAATATGGACAGACCCAAGTTTTCCCAGCTTTGCACAACCATTTCTTTTCAGTAGAGTCGGCGGCAAAATTTGAAATAGCAGTTTTTGAATTGAATTTACAAGCTACTTCGTATATGTATTCTAAATATTTTTCATATCCATTCAATTGCTCTTCAGTTATTTCAACTTCTTGAACGGGTTGTTTCGGAAATCTAAGAAAAATAAATTGCGCGACGACTCTTTTAATTTTTCCAGATATTTCTTTAAATTTATTAGATTTTTTAGTGGCAAGCGTATACGTCAAAGCTTGGATATTGGCGGTTAGCTCGTCATCTTTAAATTTTACTTTACTGCTTTTATAATCGACAATTTTAAATAGCTTGTCTTTTGGATAAAATCCATTTTTATCTATGAAACCTCTGATTTTATATTTTGGACTTTCGCTATCAATTAAAAATTCCTGTTCAGCTTCTCCAAGTTTTGCTCCATCTAAATAAAAATCTTGATTAAGTCCGACAACAATCATCTTGTCAACCATCTCGTAATTCTCATCTGTATAAATATCAAGTTTTTTCATACTCTTGATAACTAAACGATTAATAGCTTCGCTAGATTTAATTGAAGCAAGTTTTTGAATTTTAAGAAAATGCTTTTTATGCTTTTTGTTTAAAAGAAGCTCAAATATTAAATGGCAAACTGTGCCACGATTTGCGCCGTCATTAGATTTATCTGGAAGCTTAAGGTGATAGTTGCACCAGTAAGTCCAAGAACAAGTTTCCAGAGTTTTTATTCTGGAAGCTGATAGTATTAAATCTTTTTTCTCCACTGGGTTATTTCTTCGGCACTCATTTCTCCAAAATCTTTTTTAGAGGGTAAATTTATGACGACTTGGTTTCTGTCGAAGAATTTCGTTAGTTTTTCATACCCCTTTTCAGCGGCATTGTTTCCTGCGAATTTATTCTCAGAATCGTTGTTAAAACATATTCTAATCATGGTTACGTCTAATTTCAATAAAAAGTTTATTATTGACGTAGATATATCAAGACCAAAAGATACGATTATGTTTTTTATGTCAGCGGAATATAAGGATAATGCGTCTCCAATGCTTTCGACAATAAAAACTTCTTTTAACTCTTTAATTATTTTAGAGTTCTTTTTAGCTGGAAATACCCAAGTTGATTTGCTTCCGATATGTTTCCATTTTGGAGCTTCTTTTCTGTTTAATATATCTCTACCTGAAAATCCAACTATTTGATCAGAGCTATTAAATATTGGAAAAACGTATCGTCCTGCCATTTTACCAGAAGCCGCTATTCCTCCTTCAAATTCAACAAGGGTTTCTTCTGGAACTCCTCTGTTAATCCAATATGAATGGTCTTTCTTAAGTTTAAAAAGCATATCTTTTTCATATACTTTTTGAGTGACAAGTTTGGGCTTCTCTTCTTCTTTGCGTTCTAAAGATATGTTTTTATTAGAAATCCAAACCTTTACTTCTTCTACATTCTTAAGGTTTAACGATAACTTAATCAAATCTTCAATAGAACCAGTGATTCCTTTGCTAAAATCAATGAATCTACCGGAGTCTTTTTTTACAGATAGAACTGTGTTATTGTCTGAATCCCTATAAATAGGGCGCATTCTATATTCTTTTGGGCCTTCTGAAATATTCGAATAGCCTAAATCACACAAAATTTCTTTGACATTCATAGAGTTCCGCTATCTTCTTTTTCTTGATCTTTCAGTTCGAACTGTTCATTTTCAAGTTTAACGATATCGTCAAGAGATCCTTTTTCTTCGACGTTAAAACTATTAACATTAAAATTAAGGAAATTATTCTGATAAGCTACTTCTCCTTGTTCGTTTCTACGCTTTACTAAGTCGTGATGACCGGCAGCGTCTTTACCTTGGAACCTAGTCTTAATCGGAACTAATTTATGACTACCAAAATTTTCTCCATCAACAGCAATTTCATCAACAGTTTTGCGGCGGAAGATTGCCACAAATGACGCAAACCATTGTAGACGATCAGATAATGCGATTGCAGAGCTATCATCAACAACTGCCGCGCCTTTACGATTGAAGTTCTCTCCGCTTCGATTCATTTGCATCGCGGTGATGATTGGACAGTTTATCTCTTCAGATAATCTTTTCAGCTTATCAATTTTTTCGCCGATGACTTGATGCTCTGCCCAATTTTGGCCGATCTTTTCTCCAGTCAACTTAACGTAGTCGTAAGCGACAATGCATTGGTTTCCTCGTCCTACTTCTTTGTAATACCACCGTTTTACTAAAGAACAAATTTCGTCGATGTTCTTGCTTCCAACTCTGTAATGATAGTATTTATAATCTGCAACTTTTTTTAACGCTTCTCTGACTTTCTTTGTCATGTCGGCATTTTTGCGCCAATTACCTGTTTCTACATACCACATTGGAACTCCTGATATTGAAGAAATCATACGGAACTGCATTTCTTCTGCGCTCATTTCGGTATCTAAAATAAGAGCTTTGACATTATTTTTAAGAGAAGTCTTTAAGCAGATATCATTAATCCAAGTTGTTTTGCCTTGGCCGGGACGGGATACGATAGCATAGATATTGCCGGGACGAAGACCGCCATAAAGACGGTTAAACTCTGGATAAGGAGTGACTAGGCCAGTGTCATCTTTAATATTGTTGCCGCGATCTTCTACCTTTTCTGCGATAGTTTCAAATAAATTACAAGGCTTCTCATCTATTTCAATGCTAGAAATTTTGTCAGCATATATCTTATCGCAATTAATAATGAAATCATTTAAAGACTCTTCACCTGCTTTTTGGGCAGTGTTTTTAATCTTTTCTCCTGTATAAAACATTTCCCTGCGGACTCGAAATTTAATAAGCTCTTTCGCCGCTTCAACAGTAGCCTTTTCATTTAATTGCGCGAAGGTAATACTTTCTACATAATCAAATATATTAATTTCATCTTTAAAAGAAACTCCGAGATCCTTAATCTTCTGAGCTACTAAAACCTTATCGATTTCCTGCTTATTTAAGTAAAGGTTCTTGCATACTAAAAAGATCGTCGAATGAACTTCATTGTAGAAGTCTTTTTCAGAGACGAAGTTTACAAGTTCGCAAAGAATATCTTTATTTTTGAAGATACCAGCAATAACGTGTTTTTCTACTTGTAGTGAATAAATGGTCATATTTCAATACCGAATTTCTTGAAAATAAAATCTACCGAAAGTTCTTTCATGTCCCCTTGCTCAAGCTCAATAAATTTGTAATTATTTTTCATAAGCCATTCATATTTTTCATAATCCCTGCGGATTGAAGAAAGATATTTAGCGCGAGAGTTTTGATGAAAGAATTTATTAAAAGAGGTATGCTGTGCGCCATTCACCTCTATCGCTATCTTACGCGTAGCGTTGAGAAAGTCAACCTTCATTCTGCTTCCATACACTGGAAACTCTTCGTAGACGATGTGATTCTCCCAATGAAGCGATAAAAACTGTTTAACTTCAAATTGAATATTTGATCTGGATTTTTTGTTCCAATCTACTCTATATTTAGAAACATTTTTACTAACAAGCTTTCCTGATAATGAAAGTAATCTCATTTTTTGAAAACTC